AACCATTTGCTCAAAAATAAAAATTCAGAAAACTTTTCAGCACCTTGTGTCATTCTTATCCTGATAAGGTCTGAGTCAGCACCACATATGAGGACCATCAGTGGATGTGAATCTGGGGCACCCATCAACTGACAGGGCACTTTATAAAGACTTTTATTCAACCTGTTTTGGAAATAGAACCTATGCACCATTTTGACATATATTTTCATGGCTATGTATGCTTTGTCAAAGGTAGAGCCATTAGCAACAAGCTCTATACATTTTGAATAAGCTTCTGTTATGTCCAGAGCATACCCCTTGTCAGTTGGGTGGAAAGAAAATGCTCCAGTGTATTTTGCCAACAAGGAGAGCAATCTATTTGAGATATACAATATTGACAAAAATTCAAAGTACATCCTGCCGATGTTGCATTTTTTATCTGAAAGCATGTGGTTACAAGCTTTTAACATACATTCATAAATCAGAAAGCTTTTCCTCAAGCTCGAAATGTTGCTGGTAAAAATCTTCCCTGCACTGTCATCAGAATGGGCAATCATGTGATACTGTGTTGTTGTCTTATCCACCTTAGTGCTTGCCACCATTATCATGTGTGAGACATGCATCTGGTTGACTACATGGAGTAAAGAGCTCAAATAATTGAATATCCCCATCATCCAGCTGTAAGGCATATAAAAAAAGTACCCGTTTGACTCCTTATCATTTATGAACTCCTCTATGTACTCCCTAGGAATAGATTGGTTCTTCTTCAAGATGTCAAAAACATATTCCCTGGTGTAGACCCTTTTCTTGTACATCATTTCCATGAATTTCAAGCAGTGAACTACAAATGTTGGAGGGAGTATGTCCCTCATGGCAAGAATAAAGTCAGTGAATTTATTTATGACAGAGTGAGGGGCCCACCTCCTACAGTCGAGCACTGCATTAAACTCCATGTTCTCATCTCTGGTCCTTCTTTCAAAAACATTTGTGTGTATGTGAAACAATCTCCTGTTGCTCGGTATAGATATCATTTCATTGGGGAAGATCTTGCAAAGATATTTCATAAACTTCTCTATGGGTTGTTGATTCAATTTGGTTCTATAATCCATGACAAAAATCTCCCTCCTACCACCTCTTTGCTTTTTATCAACAACATGGAATACTAAATAATCCAAATCAAAGTCATTCATTTTATCTGAGAAGGTTTGATTCAGCCTACCAAATTCTTTCTTTTTCTTATCATCATCCATATCTGAAAGGAGGATCCTGTTAACCTTTGGTAAGTACTCCAGATCTTCCATCACTTTCTTATAAACAACATAATAACCTTTCCTCCCAAAAAAACTGTTTTCCTGGATCATCTCTAAGTCCACTAGTATTTGCCATTGAGTCCCATGGTTGACGCAATAATGACTCCCATTTACTAGAGAGCTCATCAGCAGTGTGTGAGTTTCTTATATAACTTGCTGCAAAAGATCCCAATATGTTAACATATCTAGGATCATAATAAAAATCATTGGAGAAAAGCTTCCCCCAGTAATTTTTAAAATCAGAGCAGCTGTTGCAATCGACTGTGGCGCTAGTGTACTGTGACTGGAAATCACTGGGCCTAGTGTTCCTGTGCATGATATGTGTCTCCATCATATCTTTTAAGTTGGCAACCTGATCGAGTGCTTGAGTAGTGGGCGCCTTTGACATCAGGAATGTTGAATAAATAGCCAGAGTTATATCTTCTAAAGACCTTATTTCAAATGATGGGTTCATGGGGTGCTTGATGCAAAGTTCAGCCAATTTACTTGTAGCTGACGTGCCATGTGAATCATGAAGTTCCTTCAGTTTGCAAGAGTACTCAAAAAACCTTGAATTCAGGCATTCCCTTATATAGCACTGCAAAAAATCATAATTAAAGCCCGACATCTCTGGCAGCATTTTTGAAACATTAGCTATGTCAGAAAGGCAATTTACAGTGATATAGCGCATGTTATGCATCATGGCTTCAACTTTTCTCCTATTATTATAAGCCAACAAAACATTGAATATAACTTTAATCATAGTCAACATTAGATCTTGACCACTGCTGTTCAATATACAGTAACCCATTGTTCTGCTTAAAAATGTCAGTCCGTCATTCAGCACCGTTTCATCTAAGTTCATCCAAGGTGTCACGCATATAGGGTTGCTGTCACCTATGTTGATCAGCTGGAAATTGGAACTATAACCGCTCCTGTGGTACCAGTTTGCCCCACTTGAATAAGTAGGAAATATCAACCTAAAGAGCTTGCTCTTTTTGGTTTTGAATATCTTCTTGCCCCCTTTCATTATCAGTAGCACTTTCTCGTATCCCAAATTGTCAGCCATTATGTAATCACTCCCTACGGCAGTCTGTGAAAAGTAGGCGAGGGTGTGGCAAAATCTACTCACAAATGCAGCACTATGGTACACGTTCATGTTCCTA